GTCTGCGAGTTACCCACGAAATTGAACGAAAGGGTAGCCTCGTTGCGGATTTCAGAAGCATTCTCTTGCCCAAGGTTTTTTGCTATAGCGGCGTGTCCGCCAAAGGTGGCATAGCCCTCGTCGCCAAAGACAAGGTCGTCGCCATTGCCGGTAGATATTGTTTCCTTTTCGTTTTCGAGCTTGCTTGCATCCGCAGAGTCGGTACGGGTTGCATTTACGCCGCCAAAGACGACATTCCTGCCGTTAGCGAGGTTTATTACGTCATTCCCGCCCTGGCTTTCTGTTACCGTGCGGGCGATGCTTGGGCCGCGGCGAACACCGTCGGTCTGCTTGTAGGCTTCGGAATCCTTGTTCTTGCCTGTTGCATAGTCGGAACCGCCAGCATTCCATTCTTCATCTTCCTCATCAACGCCGGGTGTACCGGTCCTGTCGTCGCCAAGGCGTGTCACCACGTTGCCGTCATCGTCGTGATACAGCACCTGGCCTCGGTCGCCAAAGACCAGGGAACTGTCGCTGCCAATGTCAATCCTGTCGTCTCCGAGACCGCCGAACACAATGAGACCTTCCCTGGTCACATTCTCGTCTGTGGCGGTCACTGTGTCATTCCCCTCGCCAGCGTTGATTACAAGCTGGTCATCGGAGCCGTCCTTGTAGCTGTGCACCGTAACTACATCATTGCCTTTACCACTATTTACCACGGTGAAGGTCTGGAAACCGTCTTCGCGATAGATTGACTTGTGTATATCTACCGTGTCCGCACCTGTACCCAGGTTGAACTCGCCATACTCCATATTGCCTATGCCGATGCGATTTTCAACAGACGATCCGCTGTCCTTGTGGGTAAATCGGATAGATTGGGAATCAGATTCAATCCATTCTGCATCGGCCTCTGTCGAGCCTGTCAACGATTCAAGGTCGTTCTTTTCGCCCGCCTTGGCATTCTTCATGTTGTTGGTGAAGACTCGGTCAACACTCTGGCTCTCGTCATATTCAGCGGCAGTCTGGGCTGCGTCTGCCCATTTTAAACTATCTGCAGTAGAGGCGACATTCTTTTCAGCATTATCGTCATCCGGTTCCGTGCTGTAATGAAGCATGGCCGGTCCGACATTTTCCAGGCTGAATTCCTTGCCCATGCCGTCTTCATACAAAGCGCCCTTGATGTTTTCAATGGTATCATCCTGCATATGGGAGATGATTTCTTCCTTGGAAACATTCTGGAAGGAATTTGCCTCGTCAAAAATCATCACATGCGGATTGGAGAAAACTCCATTTACTTGCAGGAAAGAGACATTTCCCTTGAGAGAAACTGATTTAAGCGAGATCTTGTCAAGGATGATTATCTGTGTACCTGCAGTCCTGTAAACATATCTGACATTGTCCGCTGTTGCCCCCAAGCTTTCAAGCTGACTTTCAGCGTAAATAAAGCTTGCTTGAGAATCGTCATATACTTCATGACCAAGATTCGCATCATATACCAATGGGACAAATACGAGTGCATGGGTCATGCCTTCTGTGCTGTAAGCCATCTGCACGACACTTTCGTCAATCAACAGAACATGATCCTGCTTGTAGTTAAGATAAATCCTTGTTCCGGATGTCAAATTCAGCGTTCTTACATTAATCGTCAGCTTATTTTCTGCACCACGAGTTAAAGAATTTATAGAAACAGGAGCACCGTCCTTCATAAACCAAGCATCGATTTCTTCAACTCCTGGCAAAGAACGTAACCCAACATTAATAAAGCCTTTTGAAACATCCGAGCCGGTCACGACAACTTCCTGTGTTACAGAGAACTTGTTATCGACGTTCGCTTCACTATCGACGTCCGCTTCACTATCGGAGTCCGCTTCACTATCGGAGTCCACTTCATTATCGGAGTCCGCTTCATTATCGATTTCGTCAAGGAATACAAGGGCATTCTTGCAGGCATTCACCTTCGAAGCCTCTGTACTTGAACCTGGCGTCAGCACAACGTTATGCAGCAGCGAGAAATAGTCGTCGCCTTCACGAACGGAGTCGCCAATAGCATTCACCTTTACCGTCTGCAAGGCATTCCATGCAACCGTACCTTTAGCCAAGTCCGCCGTGGCGGCAAACTTGAACGTAATCGACTTACAGAGTTTATCTTCCCCATCTACAAGCCAAACTTCACGGTCACCGCGGCCATGGGCTTCCGTTGTCGCTACAGGGGCGAATACAGTGACAGAAACAATCTCGTCAGCCTTGGGAGCCCTGTCAAGTTTAAGTGCATAGGCGTTGATTGTGCTACCATTTTCCGGCAGAGTCGCATACGGGGTGTCAAGTACCACAGAGTTGTCTTCCGTAGAAACAAACACGACATTTATAGCTTCGGAATCCGTCGCCGTAGCGTTCAGGAACGCAGGCATATCGGCGGAACCCACGCCTCCATTGTGGAAACTGTCGTTGCCCTTGTTGCCATAGAGCTTTGTCACTTCATTCTCTTCTGTATCCAGCACATAGAAGGAATCGTCGCCATCGCCACCGTACACATTCTTGTCTTCGATGCTGACAGACTGCACGTCAATCCCCTCGCCGAACACTCGTCCATGCGATATGACAAAAGAATCATCACCTTCGCTACCCGCAATGCTCATCTTGTCTGTACCGGCACCGCCAATCAGCGTGACAGGACCATTCTCGACAATCGACTTTTTACCTTCGCCCTCATCCTTCTGATACATGGCGACATTGAACGTATCGTCACCAAGTCCACCAGAAAGAGATACGGCAGCCTTGTTATGCAGTACGTTGAAAGTATCGTCACCTTCGCCACCAATTATAGATGTAGCATGTTCGACACCATTGCTCAGGTAGCCCTGCGTTGTCCGAGTCGTATCAAAAATATCTTTGAGCTGTACATTGCTCAGCCCCGTATCGGTGGTTCTTTCGGAATTGAACATCTGGCCGACCGTTACAGTATCGTTACCGGCACCGGCGTCAATGGAGATCGTAGAAAGGGTCCCATCAATGGAAATCCTGTCGTCTCCGGCACCGGCATTAACGGCGAGGTTTTCTATGCCGGTCTTACCTCCACCCACATTCCAGAAGTTTACTCGCTCAATCAGGCTATTGACGCTTGTGTCGTTAGCGTTTCCTCCCAATTCAGGGAGCATGGCGACCATGCCTAAACCGCTATTCGATGCGCGAACAAGGAACTGATCGTCGTTGATAGTTCCATTTATTGTCAGGGAATCCGCAGCGTCAATTTCGCCAGAATCCATGACATTGGTGTAAGCGCGGTTGCCGCCACCCATCATGTTCACAATGTAGGAATCGTCGCCGCTCTGGCCGTCCACGATGTCGCTGCCGTTCCCGGCAATAATCGTGTCGGCTCCACCACTTGTACTCGACTTTGCATCCGCACGTATTCCGAAATTCTTTACAAAAGAATTGATGGTGTCTCCAAATACGAGACCCTGATTCTTTCTCGCTTCGCTGTCTTCCAGATTGGAAAATAATTTCGAAGTTCCCTTCTGGTCTGTTGCAAATCCATTAATTCCATCGTCGCCGAACACAATATCGTTCCCGGCACCACCATCAAGAATATCATTACCTTGACCGCCAACTAGCAAATCTTCTCCAAAGCCACCTGTAATGATATCATCACCCTCATTACCTTTAATTAAATCATTTCCAGCGCCGCCTTCAATGATATCGTTTCCGCTATTACCTAAAATAATGTCGGAACCATTACCTCCATTTATAATATCATCAAATGATTCTACTTCTGGTTCCGTATCTTCACCAGAAGACAATTGTGCGGAATACACTTCATTTGCACGGGTGACAAATGTAGAAACACTTTGATTGTCACTCCCATAATGGGTTACAAAGTCATACGTTGCCAGTTTTTTATGTGGCGAGTTATTTCCGTCATCAACAGTCGTCGACAAATCTTGACTTTTCTTCAGCTCTTCTGAAACATAAGCATACGGCATTGCTGCCGTCGTCATATTATTTTCTTCGGCAATAATAAATCCAGAATTCACGGAATCGCCAAATATCACATCAACGCCATCATCTCCGTAAATTACATCACTACCCGAACCACCGTAAACGACATCGTTTCCCTTACCGGCATGAATTTCATCATTACCTTCACGTCCATCAATACTGTCATTCCCTGCACCACCATAGATGTAATCCCTTCCATTGCCTCCAAGGATGGTATCATTTCCACCGTCTTCATAAAGATCATATCGATTTGTTTGAATAAGGTTAGATGTCGCGTCAAACATGACACTACCAAAATCTCCAAAAAGATGGTTTTCCGTAGTATTGTCAAGAGTGTTAACTCCACCCAAGATATAATCGTTCCCGATTCCTCCGAATATGAAGTTCTTTCCCTTGCCTCCGACAATTACATTATTTCCGTCATTCGTAGAATCTGGATAGACTTCTGCTAATGAAACATACTTCTTACCATCAGTCTCCTTAATATCTACACGGCCAGTTCCTCCAAAGAGAAAATTCTGGCTTCCTTTTGAGCCAAGTATATAATCGTTTCCGTTTCCTCCAAGAACTACAGCGTAGAAACCGGGAGCAAGAGTAAGACCGCTTAGATCAATTGAATCATCATCATTTCCGCCTTCAATTACTATATTAAAACTTGCGTTTCCGGAAATAATAACTTCATCATTATCTTTTCCGGAATACACATAGAGTGTGTTACCATTGAGGACATATTCCTTTGTCGTTTTTATTATATTTGAACCTTCAATGGTTATTTGGGCTATATCTCCAGAGCAAACAACATTTACCTTATCGCAACCATCACTTAAATCTCCGTTAAGACGTTTTTCAGCGTAGAGACCCACATTTACCACCACATCACCATTTTGTTCTGTAGCTACTATTGGTGTATCCTTGCTAGTAGAGTCAGTATTGAACAATTCCAAAGCTCCACTCTTCCACAGGTTCCATTCCTTACGGTAGAAGAATAAGTCAAGGTAGGCGTAAGCTCGAGCCTGCATTGTCATTGAAGAATCAAACATAGCTAGTGGACTGCGAGCAAGGTTGTCCGCTAGTTCAGTTAGTCGAATTTTACCATCGTTGTTGGGATCGTCAAAATTCAGGTTCAAATTGAGGTTTACACCCACGTTGATGCCAGCACGACCTGCGACACTAGCACCGGCATTGATGCCGGAGAAGAAAACAACTTCGCTTACATCCTTGTTGTCCTTCAAATCGTTAATATAAAAACCATCTGTAAGTGCCCAAAGGTCCTTAAAACCGCTATTTTTCCAAGAACGAAGGCCAAAGGTATCATAGCCAAAGCATAGGTCTATGTTCACACCAAAATTAAAACCGATGTCTGCACAAAGGGGGCCGACAATGGCGAAACTCTTGCTCCAGTCAAAGTCAAATGTGAGGGGACTCATGTCATATTCAATCAACGAGACATCCTGACCAAAAAGGAGCTTAACTGTTGACATTGCTAAAGTTTGCAGAGAAAATTCCTTAGTATTTTCATCCTGCAAAAATGGGAATGATAGTATAGACAGGTCCTGTCGTGCTTTATTTTTTAAGGAAGTCCAATCATCATCATTTTCGGATAAATTTAATGTGTCAAATAGGCTAATATCAAAGGATCTAGTTCCAAAAAGGATTCCTTTTACATATTCATTTTTGTCTTCATCTATTCCTAGAAAATCAATAGATCCTAGTCGTATCCGATTTAAAGCAAAACTAGGATCTGAAACCTTATCAATTGTTTTCGCAATATTGACTATATCATCAAGCATTCCAAGATTTAAGCCCTTAGCGCTTCCTACAGATTGAATAAGGCTAAGTACCGTCATTTTGCTACCGCCTTTAGGCAGAGAACTCAATACAGGAATTTCTGATTGCAGAAATTCAATCAAAGGCATCAATGGGTCAATAACCTTTTGAATTTTCTGAAGTACAGGCTGAAGTGTCCGAGTTACAAAGGCGCCTGCATTAAAACTAATATCCTTTAAGCCTGCATAGGAAATATCTCCAGAGGGTTTACCGAAGCTAGCATCCCATTTGAGGCTGAATATCGCTCCGATTTCAGGGAAGCCTATGTCAACGCAGTCTGTATTAAAGCCTAAAGTCATCTTGATGTTTAGGTCCAGGTTGCCATCCAGGTTACTTTCCAGAGACAGGTCCCTAGCCACGTTATTTACGCTAATTTTTGTATCTACATTTGCATCAACATTTTTATCATTTTTTGCATTCTTTGATTCGTTTTGACCGTCATTTAAATCAATTCCCAAAGAAAGACTAAACGTTGTATCACCTTCGGCAATGTTTTCATAGGTTCCTGAATTACCGTTTTTTTCTTTTACGAGATTTCCAGACATCTGGAGAAATCCTAAAGAACCTTTCAAATCAACATTCGGTGTTACTGTCAAAGTTACCAAGATATCATCACCGGATAGTTGCATAGTCTTTGTACTGGAATCTTCAGATACTTCAGTCAATTTTTCTATTCCATCGACAACAATGGTTTTATCAGCATTCCCCTCATCACTTCCGTTTGAAAGCAGAATGTAGGCCCCATTTTTTGAAATACCAAAGCCTAAGTACCATTTCCATTCCAGTTTTAAATCAACACCACCCTTCGAGGCAAGTCCGAGACCGGGAAGTCCTAAATCAAAGTCGGCATTGGCGTCTAAATCGTAACTTCCACTTAGACAAAAACGCCATTCCACAGATTCTCCAGACTCATTGTACTGAATGCACTGTTTGCCGTTTTTGTCATTGTAAGATTTATTAAAAATACTTCCTGCCCAAGCAACACTTTGTGTATCGCTCACTTCTTTACTCAAAGTGCCTAGCAATCCTGTTTTTTGGAGAATTGAATACAAGGCCGCAGCAACAGATGCAGCATTCATATCCTGAGTACTATAGGCAAATTTGCGCAAAGGCTCAATAAACTTTTCATCCAAATCAGTCAAGCAATCGGCTGCACTCACAATGGAATCGCCTACCAGCGGGATTTTTCTCAAGGAATCCGAAAGAAAGGTCTTGTTTAAGCTACTTTGGGCCTTTCGTAAAACAGTACTTAAGGCATCTGTAACAAGACGGATTTGTCCAAAAAAGTCTATCTTCTCAAAATCAGTTTCAATATCGCTCAAATCAAGAACTATTGAGCCGGCACTGGAATTCCCTTTTTCAAATTCCTTATCATCAAAGAACCCAGGAAGCTTCACACCAACTTTTCCTTCAACGATATCTGCTAAATTGAATGTTCCAAGGCCATTGGTTCCATCCCAACTATTAATGTTATTTTGTCCCATTACTCCAAGTTTAATGGTTCCTGCGTCAAGACCAAGGCATTCTATATGCAGTTCGCCACCGATTTTGCAATCATCCTTTTCGTTTACCCATTCCAAGGAAGAATCTTCATCTGTCGAAGTTTTCTTGTATTTGAATGTTTCGTTGATTGCTACGCAAAGGTAACTTGTGCCATTGCTTTCGCTTACCACCTGAAGTAGGGAACCACTATAATCGCCAAGGGCAACAGACAAATCAAAAGAAAGAGGCTTGCCAATCAACTGAACGTCAAAGTTTATGTAAGAATCTTCTTTAAGCGTTGGTACAGCTAGAGTTTTACCTTCGGTCATCGCCATATTGAACTTAAGTTCAATATTTAGAGAACCATTCATGTAAATTTCTGCATTACCGCCAATATTGATACTATCTACAAGAGAGAAGTTGCTGACAGGAATTGATTGATGGTTATAGTTTGCATCCCACTTAAAAGTATAATCTACACTTGTCTCATTAAAGATAAAGTAGAGACTTGCACCTAAAAGTTTTTGCAATTTTGCGTTCAGTTCCTGAAGAGTCTTTGGCTGATTTGCGGAGATGTTACTGATAACATCGTTGACTTTATTGATGAGACCTAAAAGTTCCGGGGCAGACTTGCCAAACAAGGGTAACTTTTGGTTTAGTACCTGCAGTGTATTTGATAGATTGTTAAAATCTGGAGCATCCTCTCCGTAGCCTAGAACATTTTGTAAAAAAGTCTTTTGAAGAGAGTCCTTGACGTTCTCCAACAAGGTGGACATAGAAACATTTTTGAAAAGAGCCTCTTCAGCTGACAGTTGCTGTTTATTTACCACAGAAGGTATTAGCAAAGATCCTTTTAAAAGACTGACATTGGCCAACATTGTTGCAGCATGTTCATTCAATCCGTTTTTATGCAAAATGTCAATAGAATTTGTATATCCATCAACTTTGTCGTAATTCCAGCTGCTAGAAGCAAAAGCATCTTCCGTTACATTTCCATCATCATCGTATAAATTAACAGCATCTATAATGGTCTCGGAATCCTTTAGAGAGAACGTTCTAGTTGCTGAGACTCCCACTTCTCCAGTCAAGTCAACGCCGACCATGCCGAGGACTCCCGATACAAGTTTTCCTTTTCCAGTTAGTTTTTCAGTTATGTTGAGATCTAGTTGGGCTATTTCAATTTGAGAATTCTTTCGCCCCTTTACTGTAAAAGAATCTGTTGCACCATCTTGATCTGCTGTTAGACCAAGCAATGTTACCAGGCTAAATCCGTTAGCATTTTCTATGGACTTTACTTTACAACCTGAAAATTTCAAGGTCAAGCCGTTGACAGAAACTGAGCCACAGTTCTTAAGATTGAACTGGTTTGCGATTTCTTCCAAAACGTCATCTATCGTTACATCTATTTTAGAGTAAAGTGTAGATAAATCAAGACGAGTCTTTGAATCATCATCAAAGATTATTTCAACACATTCTCGGTTAGATGTTTGGCCTGCAGTAATCCCTAATGAATCGGCTCCACTCACGCTAAAGATGTAATCGTCGCAATAGAAAACAATTCTTTCATCACGAACGGCTGTTTGAATAAGTTTTTCATGATTTTTTCCAAGTTCTTCTTTCAGTTTTTTGGAAACAACTTTTTCAACGTCATTTACCGTATAACATCCTTTAAAGTCACCGTCTTCAAAGCTTAAGTTATATCTATCATTAACAGAGTCATCGCTTCCTTTGTTTACGTCAATGGTTATGGTAAATGCTTTACTCGGAACATCAATCGGTAATGTAGATGATACTGCGACAAGCTTGGTTTCACCACCAGCTTCTGTAAAAAGGGACCATGGATTTGAATTAGAAGCTCCAGAAGGTTGATAGATGATGAAGATTTTATTTCCGATTTTCACTGCAGAATAGTCTGCGTATGCAGAGTCACCCATCAAAAAATCATTGATCGCAACAACAAGATCTCCTTCATTATTGTTTGAATCAGATTTTTTTATGGAAATGGATTTATTTCCAATTTTAGTGCTAGTTTTATTGCAGTCAATCAAATAAGCCTGCTTAAACAGCTGTGTGCCCAAAAGTCCAATTTCCTTAGAATCTCCTGTGGTGAAACCTAAGGAAAGGAAACTTGCTGTTGACGCCAAATCGGCTATAATGGCATATCTATTTTTGTCACTTACTGATGTAAAAGGTGAGGTAGATTTGCCTGTTGAATCCTTATAGGCGCCATTTAACGTAGTAACTACATAGTTTCCGACATCTGAAACAGTACTATTTTTACTTATGGTTCCGGTATATGCTCTTTCAGCACCATTATTTTCTTTGACAATCAGCTTCAAACCAATATTGTTGTTAATGACGTTGGATGTTTCTAATGCATAGGTCGCCATGACTGCATTGGAATCTCCGATAATTGTTTTCTTATCTACATTATTAATATCAATTCCAAGGTCACTCAAGAGGGTGTCTTTATCTATGGAATTATCCCCTGTCATTGGCACTTTTAAAGTCAAATTCAAGGAAGAATCAAGACTCAGACTTAGGTTACCCTTTGTAAAATCACTTAAATTTTTGGATATCTGCTCAAGGAATTCATTTGCCAATGCAGCCTTTGCCGTCTTGTTATGGGACGGCGAGAACACTAAATTGAAAAAGTCTCCATTACCGTCAAATTCAATTTTAAGGAAAGAACAGGCATTCAATAAATCCTGAATGGATCGCGGAGGGGTCTTGAGTATGTCGTCAAAGAAGGTCGATAGTCTTAAGAATGAGGATGCGTTTTGGTCGATAAGACCTTCAAAATTATTGTTTAGGACGTCTGTTTCCGCATTTTGCAGCAACTTAGAAACAGAGCTCAGCTGGTTAAGGATATTTCCCATCTGGATATTTGCGAAAGAAGATATCAGATCGTTTTCATCATGAGTTGCGTCCCCACTTTCCCATTTTGCAGAAAGTGGGGAATCTATGCTAGAAGAAACGCTCTTATATTTCAACGAAGTTAAATCATCGACATCAAAACCAGTCACCTTGGCATCAGAACCTAAAAAACTTGAATCATCTTTTACCTTGAAATCTAGGTCGTAATTAAAAGTTGTATTAAATGTTTTATTTCCATCTTTATCTACGGTATATCTTCCAATTATTTCCAAATCAGGGTCATTTTCATTGACATCTGCAATAGATTGCAATTCCAAAATTCCAATTTTTGCATTTTTTGTTTCTGATGAAGAAAGATCCTGCTTAAAACGAAATGCAACTTGTGTCTCCATTGATTTTTCAATGTCACTTGAGGCATCTCCATCTATGAAAAATTTTAAAAAACTATTCCCGGTAATACCAGAAGCATTCAACTCTTCAAAGATAACGTCAATATTGGTCTTTTCGGCGATGTCAGGAACGATTTTGGAGTTTTCGCTTATTGATACTTTTGTAGAAATTACAACCGTTACCTCTATTTTTCCTTGGCGTTCTTCAAATCCCCACGCACTGTTTGTATTATCGTTTTTTAGACGGTTGCAAAGAGTTGTGGCATCTAACTGAAACATATCGGAAGAATCTGTGGATTCTTTTTTTAAATCGTTTATTGTTGAATTTATGAATGCCTTTACATTATTGAATTCCGAAGAAAAATCAATTTTTGTTGACTTAAGAACGTCTGCTAAAGACATTGTCTCTGCGACAGATTCACTATCGTTTTCTTCATAAACGACAAGTCCCTCTATAGACTCGCTATCCAATGTAGGAATTGTATATGAGCTAATATTGATATCATCAAGTTCATTGCACCAATCCGTATCGGATGGAGAACCGTCCATCATCAAGCGCGGTTCAAGGGATTCAACTTTGAAATTGATGTTTCTTTTGTGATTTTTATTCTTTTTGGACATATAATCCCCGTTGGCTACAAATGGACGGCCTTATTTCTCTTGAAAAATTCTGTAATTAATTATTCCCTATCATAGTTTTGGACGCAGCGAATAGAATATCCTTGAACCTTAGGAAGTGCTTGATTTCGATTAAAGCTACTGCTGTGAATGCCTATATAGTTCGCGCGTTCAGGATAATCCCTTGATTGAGAGGGAGTCCAAAAAATCGCTGTTTGTCCAATTGACTTAAATTCTTCATTCCAGTACCCACCAGGAAGTATGGATACCCCGTATTCATTGGATCTGTAAAATACCGCCTTGGAGCCGTATGTGGATGCGAAAAATGATTCGCCGGATCTTTCAAGCAAGATGTCCCACACATCCTTATTCATAACATGCCAACCATCTGGGCAAATGCCTTGATGATGGACAAACATGCTTAAACCTTCAAATTGTTCATTTTTGTATGTGTAGTTAAATTTTTCAGGACATATTGCAGAACCAAGGGCGTTGCTGTCGCATGCTGCAGGGAAATTCATAGCATTGCTCCAACTATATAGTCCCCCGAATCCATTATCACAATACCAAGGATCGTCGTTGTAACAATACTTAGTGCCCCGTCCTTGAGTGCCCCCTCCTAAAATCATTTCTCCATAATTCAAATTCTCTGCAAAAATAGTGACAGAATCAATATCTCTATATCCGTACTTCACTCTTACAGTTTTATAGACCTTGCCATCGCGGGGGTCTGTCATGGAGCCATATTCTATGTCCGGATTGAACTGCTCCGACATGTCGTAATAGCTACTGCTGGATGTCGCTGAACTAGAAGATTGTATTTCTACCCAAAAACCATTTGTGCAGATATAATCAATTCCAGTTTTTAAAATCGTCATTATTTCACCTTCTTCTGCAGCTTCACAAGGCAAAATTAAAGTAGAGGATGATGAATTTGTTATTCTGCTTGATGAAGACGCCCCTGTTGACTCAGAGCCTTTTACACTGGAGGAGGATCCTTTAGTTTTCGTGGAACTGCTGGATTCCAGGTCAGAGTCTGGAATGACGGAAGAGGAAGAGTCGTCGTTGATACTGGAGGATGATTCATCCTCCTCAACAGCGGAACTCAGTGCACTGTTTTCACCGGATGCGCTGGTGGAGCCCGAGTCATCGCCGCAGGCGTTAAAGGCGAACAGCGCAAAAGCGACCGCGCTCACCAAACCAATTTTCTTAATCGTATTCATACAGAATCTCCTAATTTTAAAATCTAAATCATACCTACGGAATACGCCCTGTTCCCAGGCCTCTTCATAGGCAAACTTTCATAACAAAAGATATTAAAGAAATCAAACTCCATCCCGGCAGAATCATACAAAAACCAGTCAAAACGGCACTTGGCAAACACAGCCTCAACCACCGGTTCAGCAAGTACTTTTCCCATATGATACACCTTGTGTTATACAAGTGATATTTGCCACAAAAAAAGCCCCAAATGGGGCTTCATAATGATTTTTTAGAATCAGTAATCGTTTTTAGATTTTACGGATTGGATTTTATTTATGATGCAATAAATTTTTCATTACATTATTGTAGCAATCAAAGGATTTCTCTACATCCTTCTGGTGTCGCTGGGAAATTTTGATTTTTTCATCATGAAGAACACAATCAACAAAAATCTCTCCCAAGTCATTTTTCTCGTATTTGACTTCTAAATCTTTCGTCATTGCTAAATCAACGACGTTAGAACGATTTCTAACATGATTTACCAAGCCTAAAGTAAAAAAACGTTCTTCATCATTCTTTTCTAATTTGGACTCACTGCCATAATAGAATTCAACTATTTTTTCTAAATCAAAGGTGTAAATTTGACTAAGGATAAAATTCATTCGGCAAAACATTAGCCAGTCAATTTTTCCTTCACTATAAGAATCCACTAAATTTCTTATGTATTTGGCTTTTACGGTAGATTCTGCTGAAATTAAATGATGAATCAGAAGCTCCATAATTTTTTCAAATTCTTGATAATCATCTTTTAATTTCGCCCAAAATTCCTTTGACTTTTCGCTTTGCGGGTTTTCGTTGAAAGCATCTATTTTTTTTGTCAAAAAGAAATTTGACGCCTTTTGCGAAAAATCGTAAACAGCCTTGAGTGATTTACCTACAGAAAACAATTCGGGAATCATGTACAAACTCCTTGATTCAACTATCCTTTAACAAATCATAGACAAATTCAATCAATTGTGGGGTAGCGTACCGCGCTTGTAGCGGCGTTTTCCGCTGTTTTTTGGTGTTTTTGGGGCTGTTTATATGCCTTTAGGTGAAACCCCCGTATAGCCTGTTTGCGCCTCTAAATTTGGGGCATGAACGAAACGCTCCGCGACTATAACGACTTCGACCAGACTGTTTTCAGGACTACCCCGGAGGGCTATCTCACGGGCAAAATCCGCGTCACAGGCGCGGGCGTTTTCAGCTACATGACTACGGATGGGATCAAGCGCAGACTGCGCCCGGTCAAGGAAGTTTCTGCACAGGACAGCATCCTGAGCCTCAATTCAAAACCAGTCACCTTACTTCACCCCATGCAGGACGTTTCCCCAGAGAACGCCAAGAAACTCCAGGTAGGCTTTACCGGAACGGATGCAAGCTGGGACGGTTTGAACGCATATGTCACAATGACAATCACGGACGCAGAAGCCATCAAGGAAATGCGCGAGGGGCGCGTAAGGGCTGTTTCCTGCGGATACGATGCCGGGCTGGAACGAGGCAAGGGCAACTGGCAGGGCGTCGCCTATGACGAAGCCATGAAGGATATCCGTTACAACCATATCGCTCTCGTTCGCGAAGGGCGAGCTGGCGACGGAGTGCGCTTTAGAATCGGCGACAGTGCCGACTTCGACAGAATTTTCAATGTAAACGACAATGCCCCCCTAGGGGCGGGAGAGAATGAAATGGCAAGAAAGCTCATTATTGACGGTGCTGAATACGAGGCCGACGAAAAAGTTATTGAAACGCTCCATGCTGCACAAAAGGCCCGTGACGAAGCTGAAAAGGAATCCAAGACGCTTCAAGGCAAGCTGGACTCCATGACTGCTTCCCGTGATGCAGCAATTTCTGAACGAGACCAGCTCAAGTCCAGACTCAAGGATGAAAGCGAAATTGCCCGTCTTGTAAATGAGAAGGTCGCCCTGCTCGATTGTGCCAAGCAGTTTGGCGTAGAAGTCAAGGCAAGTGACAGCGTAGAGGCTATCCGTAGTGCCATGGTCAAGAAAGCCTACCCCCAGATGGTTCTTGACGGCAGGAGCGCAGAATATATGGCTGGCGCCTATGAAGCCGCCGTTCAAAAGCTGAAGGATTCTGCCCAAGGTTCTGATGAGCCTCCCAAGAATTCCCCGTTTGCCCCAGACATGACACAGTTCAAGGATGATGCTGATACGGAAAAGGCGTTCGAAGCCATGAACGACAAGTACAACAAGCTGAACATCGCAAGTTTTGCAAGGGAGGCCTAGCGTATGGCTTTTGAAATGGAATATGGAGCAATTGGAGCTCCAGGGCTTTTGTTTCCGTTTGTACCCCACTCCATTGAAACAGGGGTGATTCAGGAAGACAAGGACTCCGAAGGAGGTTTCCCTCTCTGGATCAAGACAGGCGAAGCTGACGAAGCTGGTAAGGTCTATGTGAATAAGCCGGAGAACGGAAAACTTCTCGGCATCGCACAGCGAACCCTCTTTAACGACAGCTACAAGGCGGGCATGACCATCAATGTCGTCAAGAAAGGGCGCTTGTGGGTTCGTGTACTTGGAGAAGTCAAGGCAGGCGATGACGCCTACGTCAACGACACCAACAATGCCTTTACAGCAACGGCAACGGGTGGCACCCAGATTGTGGGCGGAATGTTCAAGACCGACGCAGCTGATGGCGGGTTGGCTGAACTTGAAATCGCATAGGCACCAAAAGGAGAACGCATGAATTTTAAGGATCACGAACTCAACAGGATTAGCCGCCTGTTCAACACAATCATCAATGAAACTTACGGCCTTGACCGCGAAAATCTTGACGCACTCAGCTTGATTCCTGCACAGACTGGTATGGGTATGTGGCTGCGTTCCTGGAGTTACAAGATTGTCAACGAAATGGGCGTTGCAAAGCTCATTAGCGACTATAGGGATGATTTTCCTCCTATCAGCCGCGGTGTTGAAATCAAGACAAACGATATTCGCGAATGGGGCCTTTCCTATGGTTACAGCGAATTTGAACTCATGCAGTGGCTTACTGCAGGCATTGACCTTTCACGCGATGAGGCAGATACCGCCCGTCGCAAGATTGATGAAAAAGTCGATGAGGTTCTTTTCGTTGGCGACAAGGAAGCAAATACAACGGGTTTCCTCAATAACCCCAACATTCCGTTGGTGGTCGTGCCTACGGGAACATCTGGCGGAACGGCCATCAAGGGAAAGTCCTTGACCGAAATCATCGCAACATTCCAGGCAATGATCGACACAGTTCGTACCAACACCCACCGCACTGTCAAGGCAGATACCGTTTTGCTTCCCCATGACGCATTCGTCTATCTGTCAACCACCCCCAAGGATGAAAAGGGGGGAGACATCACCATCCTTGAATATCTGCAAAAGGTTTTCAAAGGTCAGGGTATTGTCAATTGGCGCGAATGTTCCAAGCTCGATGATGCCGGTGTAGATGGCGCTACACGTGCGGTAATCTACAAGTACAGTCCAAGCGTCGTCACTCGATGCCTGCCGATTCCCTTCAAGCAGGACGCGCCTCAGAAGGATTCCCTTTATTACAAGGTTCCCTGCTATTGTCGCGTGGGTGGCGTAGCATTCAAGAACATTAACGCCGTAGCCTACGCAGACGGACTCTAGTCAAGAATCCCCTCCCCGGCTCCATCGCGACGTTTTCCCTAACAGGGCCAGCCTTCCGTCGCGGTGGAGCTCTTTTTTCACCTTTCCCACTTTTCGCCTACAGGATTTGACGCCATGCTAGTCATGAACAACCAGAAATGTACCGTCCACATCGGATCCATGTTGCTCCTGCCGGGTTCCAATGTCGTTCCGGACGGGGCTATTGACAGGAAACACCCCATCATCAAGGCGCTGGAAAACCAGGGCAAGCTCTCCTTCATGGAAAAGATAACACCCAGCGTAGCCGAAATTGCCATTTCCAAGGCCAACACCCAGAAGGTTGTCGATGAAATAGAAGGATGCGTCAAAAAGACTAGCGCAGGCGTAAAGAAGGCCGCGGTAGCAAGGAAGAAGGAACTGGACGAATTTGACGTGCAATGGGACGAGGCCAAGCAAAAGGAAATGAACGAAAAAATGGAGGCAAAAAAGCAAAATGATTCCGCTTCCAATAAGTGATGAGCAGAAGGAAGAGCTTGTCGCCTACCTTCCCCCTGAACACGCGGACAGCAAGCGACTTGACGCCTGGATTATGGGAGCCTCTCACCATGTAAGCGCCTGCTATTTCAAGAAAGCCTACGTCTATGCGCTTTCTCTGATGGTTTCCCATCTCGCAGCATTGGAATCCAGGGGAAGCGACGGGGATGCTGGAACTGTCACAAGCAAGCGGGAAGGCGACATTTCAGTTTCCTATGGCAGCACAAAGGGTAACGATGACGACGCCTGGCTTTCAAGCACCAGCTTCGGACAACAGTTCCTTCTGCTGAGAAAACAGTATTCACCGCGTCCGGGCGTTACGGGCGCAGTAAGGATGCAGGGGCTCTGCGGTGGCAACGGTTTTCGCTAGGACATTTCGCTATTGCGAACTGGTCAAGCCCCATTTCGACTCCGAGGGAAACGCCGTTTCCGAGACGAAATCCGAAAGGACTGTTCGCGGGACAATTCAGCCTGTCACAGGAGAAGAAGCCATCGCGTACAGCGAAGGTTCGCGCAATACGGGCATGGTCAAGGTCTATTCCAGCGAAAGGCTTGCTGCGCGAACACAGGACGGTGCAGAAGCCATCGGATATATCCAGCAGGGAGGCTACTGGTACGAAATCGTGGATGAGCTTGTTTTCTGCAATCTGCCAAACGTCACCCACTGGAAATACATAGCAAGCAAGATTCCGCCAGCCCAGATTCCGGAGGCGCTTCGGTGAGCATTGACGAAATCAAGGGAGCCTTATGCAAATACTTCAACGATTGCGAAAGATTTTCAGTCCAGTTCATCAAGAGTCCGACGAACAGCCCCGCCCCCGTTGGGTGCTATGTCGCTGTTGGAATCGATTCTGTGGAACAATATGGACGCAAACTGTCTCCGCCTCCGGGCAAGGGGAAGTTCCTGTTTTCGCAAGTCGCCATGGTCCACTTCGTCGAAGTCGAAGGCGACGGAGACATCCTTAGAAAGGCAAGGAATGAGCTGGAGCTTCCGCAATTTACCGAGTTCGCCAGGGAGAGGGGGGTTACGATCTGGCAACCAACCGCAATCAACGCCATCGACACCTATGATGGAAAGTTCTTCATTAGACAATGGCGTTTTTCATTCCAAGTCAACTTTACGGATGAAATCGCGGTTGAAAGGCCAAGGATCGAAACAGTCAAACCCTTAATCCTCCAATCTAACTAGGAGTTATGATGGCGCAGATTATCGATTCCATTATCCGAATCAGCATCAACGAGGCGATTTCAACCGTTTCCACCACAAGCGTCAACACAATGGCTGTTGTTGGCCCTGCCTCACAGGGACCTGCCTTTGTAGAATGTTCATGTTCCGAGGATGCGGAAGTTTTCGGAACGGACAGCCTTCTTTATGGAATGGTTGCTAGTACCTTTTCCCAGAGTGCCTGCCCAGCAAAGGTTATTGCCATCAAGGCAGGCGATTTTGCGGAAGCTCTTGATGCCGTCAAGAACGCACAGGACGCAGCCCTGGACTTTTACCATATCGTAGCCAAGTTTGGCGACGACATCATTCCATCTTCTACGGAATTTACTAAGACGGGTGGCTGGAACGCCTATCTTGGCGAGAATTTCAAGATTATCCACCTTGAACTTGACGATACAAGCAACGGATTTGCATCCATCAGGGAGCTGTCCCAGAGCCTTCTCAAGTCCACAAGCGATCGTGTAGCGCTCTACCAGCATCATGCAGCGGGGAATATCGCAGCCTCTATCGTCTCCATCAGATGCGCCCTTGATTCCGCTCGCGGCACTTTCGCCCACAAGAAGGTCAAGAACGTGGAATATGACGGCTACAAGAAATCCGACTTTGATGCACTCGTCGCCGACAATATCAACGTCTATACGGTTGCAGCGGGGGAATCCAGAGTGTTCATGGGAAGCACTAGCGGAAAGAATGTTCTGCTTGCAAGCACAGGCGAAAAATCTCCCGCCAGCTTCATTGACGGTATCGCCAAGGACGACTGGATTCGCTTCAATATCCAGACCAAGATTTACAGCCTTCTTGGCGAAGCCAATGACGGTCACGGAGTCACCTATGACGACAATGGAATCAATTCTGTTGCAGCGGCAATCCTCCAGGTCTTTGCCAAGGCGGCTGATACCGATCACCAGTACATCATGCAGGGTTATACGGTAAACATCAAGGATTACGAATACCTCAAGAAGAATTACGCGGCGGACGTCCAGGCGCGAAATCTTCCGCTTGTAAAGGGACGCTATTCCAGACTCAATTCCATCCACACTGTCAGAAACGTGGAACTCACCGTTACACTTTAAGGAGAACTGCAAATGTCCAATCTTGTAGGAACCTACGACCATACCTTGGTCAATATGGCTGTGGAAGGCATCGAACTTTCCGACTTCCTTGGTGACATCACCATCACCAAGGAGGGCGACGAATGGGAGGTCACAGAAGGTAGCAACGGCTGTATCGAACGCTCCCGCATGGTGCGCAAGCTCTACACAGTCACTGTTCCGTTCATGCAAACAAGTCCTCAGCTTGCAAAGCTGGAAGCATTGCGTATTGCCGACGAGGAAACCAAGGCAGGGCCTTACCTGTTTTCTTTCGTTGATCTGAACGGTCCTTTCTCCATTCTCGGACAATGCTGGATTCACAGTATGGGAAGTGCAACCCGTGGACGCGCAGCCGCGGCAAGGACAGTCACGCTTCGCGTCAAGGGCGAAGCCGTATTTGAGGGATAATTTATGGAAACAATTAACTTCACTGTAGGCAAGAACGACTATCAGCTCATCTGTCATACCGGATTTGAAGCCCTGAACCTTGACAGAAAGGTTCTCGGGCTTATTGGGCGCATGGCCCAGATGGGGATTGATATTTCCAACGAAATTGACGCCTTCGCCACCTTGGCTAGCACAATCTCGGAACTTTCCGAAAAGGATTTCCGCTGGCTGGTAGAAACCACCCTCTCCCGCGTTACCGTCGTCAATAAGGGGCAGAAGCATCACAGACTTGATTCCTGTGACGCCATCGCGGAACAATTTGCTGCAAATCGCAGCGAGTTGTACACAATCCTTCTCAAGGTCTGGAAGCTGGAAAAGCTCAGCCCTTTCGTGGAGGCCCCGGCGACGGAACAAGCTGGAACCTGAACTATTCAAATCCGATAGTGGCTTCATTCAGCGATACCGATGCAGAGGACCTTCAAAAACTCGGCAAAATCGGTACACTGGAGGGAACAGCAGCGGAATACGCTCCAATCTGGCGCATAGTCAGCAAGGCGCGTGTTCCGCTTTCCGATATAGAGAGGAATTGGACTTTTGATCGAATGATGGCTTTCTGTTCCTATCTGGATATGGAAAACGATTACAGGAGCGCCTGGGGCGAATATTACCAACAGCAAAGGAGCAAACCAGACAATGGCTGACGAGAACGAATTTGTACAGACGGTGCGGTTCCAGGTTGACGATGGAGACCTCAGCGCCGCCCTTGGACGCTTTCAGTCGTCCATGGGAAAGACTGGAGACGACGCGACAAGACTTTCAAAGGAAACGTCGAACGTCGGCAAGGAAGCAGAAAGAGCCGCCAAGGAAACTCACAAGATCGCGGACGCTACTAGGGACGCCCAGAAGGAAACACATAAGCTGGAAGGTTCTTTCTCCAAGCTCAAGGGCGTTATCGCAGGCGCTGTCGCTGCCTATGCCGGATTCCAGGGCATTTCCAAGCTCATCGGCTTTGGAAAGGAAAGTGTAGAGGCTTTCAAGCTGCAGGATCAAGCGGAACGTAGCCTGAAGTTCCAGATGCAAAGGAACGGCAATGCCGACCGTTTTGGCGAATTGCAAAAATTTGCATCAAGAATCCAGGAAAATAGCATGTATGGCGATGAAGGCCTGCTTTCCGCAGCCTCAACCTGGACGAACCGCATCAAAGGCGTAGATAATTCCAAGAGAATGATGCAGATGGTCGCGGACTATGCCGCCCGTTCCACCAACGGTGGCGAAGCAAACGCAGATCAACTCAAAAGCTATGCACAGACCCTACTTAGCGCAATCACTACCGGACGTACAATGACGCTGGAACAACAGGGCTTTGATACCAGCGCCATCAAACAACTGCAGAAAATCAAGCAGGATGGCGGTATCGTCACCGAGGATATGCAAGTTGCTGCGCTGGAAAAGACTCTTGAAAGCATAAGGGGATTCGCCAAGGAAATGGCGAATACCGACGCGGGAAAGATAGCCCAGCTCCAGAACGAAATCGGAGACGTCAAGGAGGAAGTGGGACGCGAACTACTTCCCGTTCTTGCCGACCTCGCCCATGAAATAAAATCCAATATGCCATCCATCAGAAGCCTTCTACACAGCTTCGGAAATGTGCTAAAGTCCCTCATCGGAACCCTCAGCCAGAACGTAGGCACAATCGCCTCGTTCGCAAACGGTGTTTCCACCCTGCTGAACATCTTCGCGCAGGCACCCGTCTCCACAATGGCCTTTGTAGGAGCCATGAAATTTGTTGTTCCCATGATGGATGCCGCGCAGAAGGGTTCTATCGCGTTCGGAAAGTCCCTCAACGGACTAGGAATGAGCTGGCAAGGATTCCTCAAGGCAGGACTGTTTACCGCAACCGTCTGGGGACTGCAGAAGATTTGGGAGGCAGGCAACCTTCTTGTGGACCTCGCCAACGAAAAACTGCGTGAGGCGCGAAGGGAGGAGGCCGCTGGCGAAATAGAACGTGCAACAAAGGAAAGAGGAAGCTGGCAGCGATCCATGAAGGACTATGAAAAGCTCATGACTCCGGAAGAAAAGGAACTCATGAAGAAGATGCCAAGCATCCCCTGGAATCCAGGCTGGGACAAGGCTGCTGGAGCAGGATTTGACATGAGAAGCCTCCCCAATGGGGCGACAGAGAACCTTATCAACTGGGCAAGGGCCAAGGGCGCCTACGACTATTACCAGGGACTTATCGGACAGGGACAGGCCAAGATGAACAGGAACCATTCCCTGCCCTGGAAGAACTCCAGCGGGAACGGCCCCGATGTGGACTTCAAGCCCGTGGATTTCACCTACACCCCCGTCGATCTGGATGCGGAAATGCAGAAGGCCATGCAGTCTGTCGCAAAGACAGCCAAGGGCAGCACCAACATCACCAATATCGACTACACGAACAACATCAAGACGGACAGCGACATGATGGCAAGACTCATCAAGGATAACCTCAGGACGCTTCTCCAGTCCCAGCTCACCTTCGTGAACCGTTCCGAGGCGGTCAAGGCGCTTGCACTATGATTGGCTTTGTCAGCACAGCCCTCAATATCTATTCCAGATATAAGAACCCGCCCCACGTCATAGCGGCCTCCCTGTTCACGCGAAACGAGAACTTCGGACTTGAGAACCTTCCCTTCGACCTGCTTGTGGACGAAAGCCATGAGCTGGAATTTGACATTACCGACCATGCCGTTGAAAACGGTGCCACAATCAGCGATCACGTCCAGCAGAAGCTACGAAGCGTCAAGGTCACGGGAATGTTCACAAACCACACAATCAACGGTGAGGGTGGCTTTGTCAATGAGGATGGCACACGAAATAGCAGAACCTGGAAGGACAAGGTTGAAATCCAGGAGGCGGAAGCTGTCACCAATACCGCGCTCAAGCGCTGGGAACAGCTCTGTGCCATCGCCAAGGCGCGTCAGAAAGTCCGTATCATCACTTGCCTTGAAGTCTATGAGGAAATGGCGATCCAAAGCCTACACGCGACGCGTGGAGCCGAGGACGGTGAAAGCGTCAAGTTCGAATTGACCCTGCGTGAGATCAGGACAGCAAACTTCTCCAGCGAAAACCTCAGCGGAGAATGGAACCCAGCGGAACCAGCCTCCCAGAACAACGCGAAACAGCAGGCAATGAGCAAGAAGGCCAACGCAGGAAACGTCAGCGGTGACGCAAGCGAAAGCGCAGACGAGGCCGTAAACAAGATGAACGAATCCATAGGAAGGGAATACGCATGATAAAGATACCCATAGAGACTAGCGGGGGCTCCTACATGGTGGAGCGAGTCAATATCGAGGGCGTCATGCTCTCAATCCGGCTTCTTTGGAACTGGAGGGATGGAAACTGGTTTGCAGACTTTGAAACGGTCAACGGAAAACGTTGCGGAATCAGACTTGTCCCAAATTCTCGCCTGTTAAAAAGTAGAAATGAGGTGCTTGAAAATGGCGATCTTGCCATATTTAAGCGAGAAAAGACTTGCAAGGAACAATTAAATCACGACAATCTAGGAAAAGCCTACGTTCTCCATTATCTAACAAAGGCTGATGTTGCCGTCTTCGAAAAGGCGGGTATGCTCTAATGGCCTTCGGCAGAATCGTTCGACTATTCATAGGAAAGTTCGCTGTTGGCAACATCACCAGCGAGGACTGCAAGGACCTTTCCCAGTTCGATATTGACTTTGAAGTTATCCGTTCCATCGAATGGTACGATAACGAGGCTACCATCACTGTTTATAATCCGAGCCCGGACACCATAAACTTCGTCATGAGTGAAGGAAACAGCGTCCTGTTGCAGGCAGGGCATCAAGACGAGACTGTAGGAAACATATTTGTAGGTCAAATCGGCTATGCTGTCCCCAGGCGCGTCGGAAAGGACGTTGAGCTTATCCTCACCTGCGTTTCTGCGCGTGGAACGTTCTACCAGCTTGCACGTCTGAATTGCGCCTTCCTGTTCAAGGAGGACACAACCGTCAAGAAATGCCTGCAGGAACTATGCGATTACGCTGGTATCGCGCTTCGAGCCGGAAGCCAGACAAAGCTGTCGGAACCCATTGGAATAGAATATGGCGTTTCGGCAACATTCCGGCAGGCTGTCATAAGTTTTAGGGACAATATACTGATCCCCAAGTTCGGACTTCACCTCTATTTAGACAATAACGAAATGATTGTGGTCAACGAGGATGAAAAGACGATGGAACTGGAACAGATTGAACTGAATCATGCAAGCGGTCTGCTCCATGCGGAGGAAATGCGCGATGAAAGTGCAAATAAGGTGAATTTCGGTGACGATCCGCAGTTCTACCTGTTCTCCCAGGACGAAAATGACGAACAGTCGGCTGAAAATAAGCCCAGCAAGGAAATCGACCGTACAAGGAAAGTACGCTTTACTGCGCTTATTTCGCCAAAGTTCGCTCCCAACATATATGTAAAGCTGGATTCCAGCTGTGGAGACTCCTACGACAGCGTAGAATCGCTCTGTGTCAAGGGAAACTTTATCGTGACTGAATGTTGCTTCCGCGGCTCAAACCATGGTGGCGACTTTACCGTTGAATGTGAAGCAAGTGAGGTAAGCTGGTAATGGCTAACAGCATCGCAAAAATTTTGGACCGTTTCTTTGACAATAAGATGGAGGACTTTGAAACAGCCTTCCCCGCTGTCATTGATGCCGTAAACGATGATGGAACAGTCAATGTTCGTCCCAGCGTGAGAAACTGTCTGCGCAATATGCAAATAGAACCTTTGAAGGACGGCAAGCTGATGGTAATCCGTAATGTGCCAGTCCTATGGATCGGCACAAAGACAGTTCATGTGGAATATGAGCTGGATGCTGGCGATACCGTTCTTTGCATAAGCAGCAGCCGCGATATTCGAAAATGGAAGAAGGAAACCTGGGGCGAAGATGCTGCGCTTCCCATGAGTTTTTCCGGAAACGACCTTCTGAACCTTTTGGCAATTCCCATGAGACGCATCAATGAGGAAGCTGCAACCATTATATCGATTGATCGTGAGGGAAATGTCAAAATAAATGCAAAAAAAGTCGAACTTTCTGCGGAAAACGTGGAAATTACAGGAGCTTTAAGCGTTGATGGCGATATTGAAACCACAGGGGAAATCAGCTCCGACGGAAACATCAGCAGCAAGGGCGATGTAGAAGCGACTGGAAACGTAAAAGGCGCGGACTTTTCCACGCCTACGCTGTCGTTCCTGGGCCATACCCACGCAACAGCTGCAACTGGTGCTCCTGCACCTCCCAGCCCTTATTCGCCGCCAAAGCCATAATGGGATTGACAATTATTGGTTAAAGAGGTATATTATTGACACACCGGTTGCGTTAGCCATTCCCTGATAAACAACCGGCGTCACGTAAGGAATGGAATTCGTGAGAGCCTTTACAAGCCCCTTCTTTTGAAGGGGCTTATTTATTTCCAGAATTCAAAAAACATTCCAACAGAATCAAGCAAGTCATTATTTGTCACAAAAAAATATATGTTAATCAAGCGACCGTCCAGCAAAGGAGTTCATCATGCAGAAAAAAATCGAAGGAAAAATCTTTGAAGAACGATTCGTTATTAACAATGGTTGTGATATATACGACCACTGTGTATTTTTGGACGAAGTTGTTATTGATGGACCAGCATCGCCAACTTTTCTTAAATGCACTTTTTGTTATGAGGGAGTCTCTATTCAAAATGGCGGCAAAGGCCTCTTTGTTGAGAGAGACGAAAAAGAAGAAGAATTTTTAAGTGAAGTGTTGAATTTTACTTGTCGGATAATATACTTTGGGCAATATCAGCGAGTTGGTTCGGGGCGGTCGGCTCGGGCACAAAGACTGCGATAAATTGCACTTGGCCGTTCGGGAGGATTACGATTCCTGCGTCGTTCATGGGCGGAAGTTTGTCCTTGGGCGGGAATCCGGTGCCGGTCTTATGGACGACTGTTGCACCCGCGGGGGCTGCGGCCGGGATGCGATCCTTCCCCGTTTCCACTTCGGACATCGTTTTCCAGATGAACTGGAGGTTTGCTGTTTTGTCTTTGTTCTTGTAGAACCATTCGAAAAGGTTCGACATTTCTTTGGGCGTGCTCCAATTCAAGTCGCTTTTGGCGAGGTCCGTGTGCATTTCGGCTTCTGTTGCACCGATTTGGATATCCTTGAAGCCGAGTTTTGCGATGTAGCGGGTGATTTTTTCGGGCGCGCCGCAGAATTTGAAAAGCAAGTCGCTAGCGTTGTTGTCGCTCTGCACCAGGGACCACTGGAGAAGTTCAGCATACGAAACCATGGCGGTATCGCCCATTTCCTTCATCATTGGCGACCAGGTGTTTTGCATCAGTTCGGCTTTTACCACGCGGACTTTGGCATCGATGCCGATTTTTGCGCTGTCGAGGAAGTGCGCCACGTAAAGCGCTTGCGGGAACTTCATCACGCTGTGCATCGGGAAATGCAGGGATTCGTTTAAGCCCGCGGATTTTTGTGTGGACTGCGCGGTTTTGTTAACGCTCGAAGACTGCGCGGGTGTTGCAAACTGCGCGGCTGTTGATGGCGCAGACTGCGCCGACTTCGCAAAATAGCCGTAAGACTCCCCCGCACAGGCAAAAGATGCGGCTATGGCGATTGATGCGACGAACAAAAATGCACGAGTGAAAAATTTTGAAATCATATAATCGATTACTAGGCAAAGATTGTTGTTTTGGCTATAAAAAGATAAGAAAAAATTGTCTGCATTTTGGACAATAAAGGGGATAATTCTCCAAAACAGTGTCCTTCCTAATTTTATTACGGGTTTTGCTCCCACAAACAGGACACAATATCCATTCGCATTTCATCATAATTAGTCTCTAATCCTTTCAAATCTCATTTTATATGACTTTTGCAAGCTGTTAAGCTAACTTGTGGAACATATGCCGAACCTTATCTATACGGCTATTCGGGCGGCGGGGTTGGCAAATAAATTTACCAATAGCTGGCTGGTATCCTTTTAACTCTGTCAAGCAGACTCCCTGCCCATTTGTGAAATAAGTTAAATCGTTCCTGTATTCTTGAATACATCTAGCAGGGATTTCTCCTTTCAGAATGACCTCGTCATTCTTTATCTGAGTACTTACAATATCTGCACAATACCTTGGAGCATCATGATACGCCCGTGAGAGATATTCCTGCGGTGCATAAATTTCAAAGTGGAGATATGGCTCTAATAGTTCTGTCCCTGCTTTTTTTAAAGCCTGCTCCAATACGATAGGGGAAAGCAGCCGAAAGTCTGCGGGGGTACTTACAGGACTATAATACAATCCATATTCAAAACAGATTTTACAGTCTGTCACTTTCCATCCATACAGCCCCTGCTCGCAGCCATAAAGAACCCCCTCCATAACCGCATTTTGGAACGATTGATTTAAATATCCAAGTGAAACTCTGCTTTCATACTGCACTCCGCTTCCAATAGGGAGCGGCTCTATGGACAACCCGACAGAAGCCCAGAAAGGATTTGGCGGGACTTCTATGTGGATGGTATATTCTGCTTTTCTAAGCGGTCTTTCCATATATATAACAGTAGGCTCTTTTATTTCTGCCTCCACATGATATTTTTCCTCAAGGATGGCACAAATGACTTCCATCTGCACATTCCCCAAAAAAGAAAGTATAATCTCATGCGTTGTAGTATCCACATAATATTTTAAAAGAGGGTCGCCATCTGAAATTTCTGTAAGTGCCCCAAGCAATATTTCCCGCTGTTCAGATTTCTTTACTGCAATCGTTGTTTGGAGCATAGGGAGAGGATTTTCAATAAATGTTCTCTGCGGCAACAGCATTTCGTTCCCCAAAATACTGTTTAGCTGCAAAACATCATTTGGTAAAATTACAATATCACCAGAGCAGGCTGTATCGGATGAACATAATTCACCGTTTGTCGGAACACACATCTCTGTGATTTTTATTTTCTCTTTTTCAGATATTCTAATAACATCCCTCAAATGCAATGTTCCGCTATATATACGCACGTAAACAAAACGCCGCCGTTTCTCCGAATATTCAATCTTAAAAACCTGCCCGCATAGTTCAGATTGACCTTCAGGCGTTGATGAATAAAACTTACTGGCAATCACTTCTATAAGCTGCCGAATCCCAAGATTGTTTTTAGCGCTTCCGTGATAAACGGGAAATAACGTTCCGTTTTGGAATCTCCTGTTTTCTTCCTGTTCCAGTTCTGACATTTTAAACGGTTTCCCTGACATATATTTCTCTAATAGTTCATCGTTTCCCATAATTACTGCATCCCACTGTTCCATATCGTCATTGTCCGTTACATTTATATGGGGATGCTGCCCAACCTTTTGCTTCACTATAATTTCCGAAGAAAGCTTTGCTTTCATTTCCCGATATACCATTGGCAAATCAATCCCTTCTTGGTCAATTTTATTGATGAAAAAAATTGTCGGAATCTTCATTGTCTGTAGTGCATGAAACAGTATACGGGTCTGTGCCTGTATGCCATCCTTTGCAGAAACTAATAATACTGCTCCGTCTAATACGGATAAAGAACGGTATACTTCCGCCAAAAAATCCATATGGCCTGGCGTATCTATAATGTTGACTTTTACATCCTCCCACTGAAAAGATGTCACTGCTGTCTGGATAGTGATTCCCCTTTGACGCTCCAAATTCATTGTATCTGTCCTTGTTGTGCCTTCATCTACGCTCCCTAGTTCTGCAATTGCACCACTGGTATACAATAAACTTTCCGTTAATGTTGTCTTTCCTGCGTCAACGTGACCCAGAATGCCTAAGTTAATTATTTTCATGTGATTTTCCTCCTATCAACACCCAAAAAAGGGCATAAAAATACCCAGTGATAAATACTCCTATCACTGGGTAAATAACTCCAATAGCCACAAAACACTTATATGTTTTCGGGCATATAAAATTACATGATAAAAGTATTCTTAAACTGGGTACAAAAAACTAAGCCCCATATTAAAAGTGAAACGGGACTGCTACTTTTTGTTCCCACTATCAAATTGACAGTTTATTTAAGAATACCTTGCCGCATATTTATTAACTGGTTCTTCATCAACATGTGTGGGTGGCTTCGCCACCCTTTTTTGTTGACATTCGCCTAAATTAAACAAAAAATGGGCTATTTTCTAAAATTTAATCGCCAAAAAAAACAGAAGAAAAAGCCCATGTCAAAATTATACAAATCCATCTTCAATGTCAACGGCTGTACTG